GGAGTTCAATTAGAAGTAGGCAGCGTGGCAACAGATTTTGAGCATAGGTCATTCGGTCAGGAGCTTGCTTTATGTCAGAGGTATTATTGTATGTTTGCACCCTATATTGGGTACAATGGTAGAAGTAATTTTGCAGGTATTAGCGAAGGTGCAACTTTCTATACACAGAATAATATTTTTGCACAAATTGAATTGCCAACAACAATGAGAACAACACCAAGTTTAGTTTATGCTACAGGTACAAACTATTACATTATTTATAGACAAGGTGGTAATCAAACATTTGATGATGGCATAAGTATGGAAGCTATATCGGATGAAGGTAAAGTTTGTATTAATAAAAATGGCACACCTAGTAATGCAGTTGCAGGGGACGCAGCATTATGGAGATTAAACAATAATAGTGCTTATATGGCTGCAAACGCAGAACTTTAGTTTTAATCATGGCATACCCAACAAACCCAATTTACAAACTCGTCAATAGTTCAATAACAGGAGAACTATCTTGTATTATTACAACAACAAGTAATGGTGCAAAAGCTATACCAATAGAACCAGCAAACACCGACTACCAAGAGTACCTTGCGTGGGTAGCAGAGGGAAATACAGCCGAAGCTGCTGATTAATTAACCTTATCTTGCATCTGCCTTGTCATCATCCCCATAGTGACGTAAAGAGGTGCTAATGCACAGATTCCAGCAAAGGTTATAATAGTGACAGGCATTAGTGCTTTTAAAAATGCTTCTTTTATCATGTTTCAAAAAATAGCTAACGTTTTAAGTATTGTCTCATTTCTAATGGTAACTTCTGTTATCGGTGGAGGATACATGGGATATAAATATGTAACATCAGAACAGTTTAAAACAAAAGTAATGAACGAGGTCTTGGGTAATGTACAAGGACTTATGCCTAAGATATTGGATCAAGGCTTACCAGATATGACAGGGCCATCTCTACCTACAACTAAACTTCCTAAGTTTTAATTGGAAATCCCTGAGATAAGTATTCGTGAGATTTATATTCCAGACGTTCCAGAAATATATACTCCTCATTACATAACTATTACTGAACCACCTGAGATTGATGCCCCTGGTTGTACTTATCAGCATCGAGATATAAAGAATACTGGCAATCGTAATTTGCTATTAGAAGATCCTAATGGAGTGTTTACTACCTGTGACTTTCCGTTTCCTAGCTTTATACCGCTTGATTATTCTCCTGAGAATTTAGTGATTGTAGAAGAAGTTCCGATGAATAATGCTACTCCTGATCTTCCTAAGACTGAACAGGCTGAAGTACCAAAGATCCCAGAAGACAAACCACCAACTTTAGAACCCTGTCCTGGTAAATCAAATCAGAGGGTTGGAGACTTTCGTAACGAAAAACGATTGGAACGTGCCATCGGGCATAAAAGAGGGGAAGATGGGATAGAGTGCATCACTATCTATGAAAACGTTGCGTTTAAAGATCAGTACATTCCAGAAATTTCTACTCTTGTATCTACTGTTGTTATCGGCTTGGTCGCTGCCAGTAGTCCATTACTTCTTAACGCAGTCAAACCTTTAGTAAAACAAGTAGTCAAAAAGCTGACAAAGAAGAAAGATAAGGTAGAATAATGTATAAGCGGTAAGCCCAGCATCATGTTATTAAGTTAGCCTCTGCTCTGTTGGATAGACTTATTGCTTATTTAGACAAGTAACTACCCGTAGCTTGTCTATAGCAACCAGACCTGATAAAGAGTGGGTTAAGTTCCACCTCCTCACTGTCAGAGCGTCAGTTGCTCTTAATTTTATGAGTATGTGGGATAACTTGATTCGGTGGAACTGTAACAACTATATCTTCACAAGTAACAGCACTAGGAGTATTAGGCTTGAAGGTAACACCTAACTTTGCTTGTTTTGCACACATCTCCAGACGATATAAACTAATCTCCATTTTCGTTTTCTTAATTAATAACTCTTGTGCTTCCATGTTTATCTCTGCTGCTTTATGACATAGCTCTCCACCACGACCCAAAGGTATATTGAATTGCATAGAAATACCATAATTTAAGTTATAGTTATCCTTTTCAAATCTTGGAGTTTTTGTTGTATATTTAACTGCTCCTGTAGTTTCATCATAAATATCCTGATAAGTAAATTCTTCTATGGGTCGATTAAATGACCAAGAATCTGTTAGATAGGGAGTAATTGTCATGCTAGGAGAAGTACAGGTAATTCCCTGCGAATATCTATTTTGTGGCAATGAAGAAGGAGTTATCATTGTTGCGTTATTATTTACGACACCCTGTGCTGTACTGTTAGGAGAAGCTACTGTCGTATTGGCCAAAACCCTTGCAGGGCAAAGGATTAGAGCTATTGCCCAAATGTAGTTGTAGTTTCTGTTGTTGTGCTTGAATTTATTGTTCTTGTTATTGTCGTTACTGTGTCTAATCCTGGGGTTATTAGAGTTTCTTGAAGAGAGAAAGCTGAACCTGGGGTTGATATCTTCCATCTTGGAACGGCTTCTAAGTTTGGTGAAGTCCAACTAAAATTTACTCCTCCAACTGTTTGTTCTGTAAGAGTTGTAGCTGTAGGGTTGATATATCCGTTGAGATCAGCACTTTCAATATTATGTCCAGAACTTGAGTAACTATATCCAGTTCTGTATTGATGACTTGTAATAGTTTCATTAATTACCGATTCGGAAGAGCTTGAAGTTGTGCTAGATCCCGAACGAAATTGTGGAACGACAGGTACAGCAAGTGTTCTTATAGGTAATACTAATAAAACTAACCAAAAAAGTCTAGTCAATGGTAATGCGTACAGTTGTGGAACCTATGCAACTTGTACCAGATCCTCCAGCAGTACAGGTATGAACACCCGATGAAAGTGACGTAAGAGCAAGAGATCCAGCAGTTCCTCCAGAAATTACTGTTGTTTGTCCACCAAGAACAGGAAGAGTTGCTATTCCAGAACTAGGAGTGATTGCTGATTGTGTTACGTCACCAGCTTGATATGATTCTGTAAGAGAAAAAGCTGATCCTGCCGAAGTTACTGTCTTATTAGTATTTACTAAAGCTGGTACACCATTACTTAAACTTCCTAAATTCAGACCTCCAATCGCATTTGTAACAACACTATCTCCTGTTCCTGTAGATGTAGTCACATTGTTTCCACTTATGCTGTAGGAACTTGGAGCAGCATTTGTAATGACGTAAGGAGAATCAATAGAAATTTGTGCAGAAGTAACAAACTCCTGTTTTATATCAGCATAAACTGGTGCTGAGAACAAAAATAAGAATGGAAGAAGCTTTTTCATTTTTTTGGATCAACTTTAATTACTTCGGGTTTGGTTGTAATTAGCTCTATGGGCTGCTTTATTATTATAGTTTGTACACCTCCATTGGAGTTACCATTAGTACCATTCTCTCCTTCTTTCTTTTTCTTCTTAGCTCCTTGTGCTGCATTAACACTAATTCCTAGTCCTCCGAGGATGTTTCCTAAGAGTCCAGCAGCAAAAGTACTATCTACTCTAGGTTGGTCTGGTATATCTATTCCAAATAACTTATTAGGCAGTTTTATATATCCAAGAGATAGGACTACTAAACACCAAGCCAGAATAAAACCTTGTGCAACTGTGGAAATTAAAAATGTAATTTTTTCCTGGTAATCAGGTTTTTCATCCTCTGTTATTTGCAACGGAGGCTCAGAAATTTTCTTTTTATCTTCTGCCATAACTTGTTTTATTAGTCATACTAAGCATAATTATAACTTAAAGCAATGCCAGAGGTTTATGGAGCGTTAATCGGAGCAGCAGCTACCGCTTTTCTCATGGTGTTGTCTAACATGAGCAATAGAAGAGAAAGAGATATTAGAGAATTATTTAATCGAATTAATCAGTTAGAGAAGGCGGTTAGTAGGATAGAAGGCCAAAACTTGTAATGTTTGGTATGTTTGGGATGTAACACATATTTTTTTATGTATAAGATTCTAAAACCAATCTTGATGACGTTCTTAACAACAACGGCTGTCAAGAAATTAGTTGTGGACTTAATGAAGTCACTTGCTAAACAAACAACAAATACACTTGATGATAAAGCAGTTGAGATTTTAGAACAACAACTCTTTCCTTAAGATGGATATCAAAAAATTTCTCAATATAGACGTTGAGCCAGCTCCTTTAGAAATGAAGTTAGATGTTGAGATGCGTTGTAGAGAAATTATGGCAAGTGATAATATAATTGATATAAAAAGATATTGCACTCATCTCGTAAGACATAAATTGGATCAGGATTTATTTATGGCTTCCTTATTAGGAAGATTGATAGAACTTGAAGCTAATCTTGTTGTAAAAGAATTTAGAAAAGAAAAAAGAACAAATCCTATAAAGAAGTTTTTTCATATTCCCTAATTTCATCATCAGTAAAATCTCTGACTAATAATTTATCTATTTTGTCTACTTCATAATTAAATTTAAGAATTGCAGTTCTTATATGTTCTGCAACCCATTGTCCGTCCTTAAAAACCACTTGTGCTTTACCATTATCTTTAATAAAAACATAGTGATCCATGCCTTTCATTTGAATATCTATAAAATTTTTCTCTAAATTTTTACGTCTTATTTCTTTAAGTTTGCGTAATTTAAGAATTGATTTTTTAACTGGTTTCATTTGTAATAAAGATCATGTACACGTTGAAGTGGGATTGCAGCCACAGCCGGAACAATACTATTGCCTAGGGCTTTAGTTCTGTCCACCCGATAGGATAACCCATAACTTCCTCTAGGAAGTATGGGCTTACTGACATATGATCTCCAGTTTGGGTCAAGACGTCCGGTATGTTTCGCTGACCATATTCCTGATTCCATTTTACTGAAGACCTCCCTTTGTAATCCCTTGCTGTTGGGGTCGGCAAGAGTTGCGATACACCACCACCTTGAACGTCTGTGGGAGGCTCCCAATGAACTTGCAGATATAATTGACCATTCTGCATTGTACCCTGCTTCGGAAAGCTCTCCGAGAACGATGTCCAATCCGTTATTAAGGATCGCTGCCACGTTTTCCATGACAACGAATCTTGGTCGTACCAGGCATATGACTCGCATGAGGGAGTAAAAAAGACCTGATCTGGATTGTTCTGTAATTCCTTCTCTTCTACCGGCCACCGAAATGTCTTGGCAGGGGAAGCCTCCTGTGATGACATCATATTGTCCAGGGATAGCTGAGAAGGTTTTGATATCGTCATGACAGGGAACTCTAGGAAAATGTTTTTTTAATATTTTTTGACAAAAAGGATCAATTTCTACAAATTGAGTAGTTTCAAATCCTCCAACTAATTTATGTGCAGCATAAGAGAAACCCCCGATACCCGCAAAGGTATCGAGCATTTTTAAAGGTTTCACTTAAAATAAACCTTGCGTATCAGGGGCAGATTCTATTTTCTGTGGATTAATGTTGCCA